CTCGCCGCGCATTCGTGCCTAAACTTGTTGTTCAACTCTACAACAGCACACCACTGTTGGCAGCGTTGATCGGCAATTCACAAACAGCAGTTGGCGGTGTCTCGTCAGTCTCTGTACCAGTACAAGGCACATCTTTTGTAAATGGTCAGTGGTCTGATTATTCAGGCGCATTCAACCAACCCGCAGTTCAACAAGGTGCTTACCTTTCTGAATTCAACTTGAAGTTGATGATCACCCCCATTCCATTCTTGGGCATGGAAGGTATTGTTCAACTTGACCACGCTGTTGTGCCGCTGATTGAAGCGCGTATGAATGATGCTGGTAACGTGACAATGGACTTGATGTCCACTGCTTTGTACAACAACTACACCAACCAACAACAATTCATTGGCTTGCCCGGTGCTATTGATGACGGTACAAACTTGGTGACATACGGCAACATCAACCGTACATCAAACACATGGTGGAAGTCCAAGGTTTACACCGCTGGTTCAGTGAACCCCACACGTCAAAACGTTCTTCAGTACATCTCTGGTACTGTCAAGAACGGTGCTGAATTGCCTACATTTGCTGTTTGCGGCTTTGGTACATGGACATTGTTGGCTCAAGACTTCCAAGGTCAAGAGACATACATGATTGACGCAAACAAGCCTTCTGGTTTTGCGTTTGACTCAAATGGCCCTTCTACTGCTTTCCGCGCTTTGATGGTTGCTGGCATTCCTGTGTTTGCCGACCCATATTGCCCTGAAGGTACTATGTACATGGTGAACAGCAATTATGCCAACCTGTACATCCACGAACAAGCTTCATTTGCTTTCACTGGCTTTGAATCTACCCTGTCCAATTGGCAGTTGGGTTATGTCGGTGCGTTGGTTAACGTTGCTGAGTTGGTGGTTACCAAGCCCAAGGCAATGACCCGTATCACTGGCTACAACAGCTTGACCATCTAAGGAGAAAAGAAATGGGCATTCAACTTATCGGCGCAGGTACACGCACATCAGCGTTCACCTCAATCCCTCTGACATTGCACTCTGGTCAAACCTACCAGATTCCTGCTGGTCAATACTTGGTTAACCTTGGCCCTTACACAGTCGTTCAGTCTTACGACTCTGTGACCCAAACATGGAAACCAATGCAGACACCCACCAACAGTGACTCTGTAATTGTTTCTTCTGACGGTTTCAACTACCGTGTTCAGAACATCACTGGTACTGCTGTGGGCGCATACGTTACCAACGGTGGCTCTGGCTACACCAACGGTATCTATCCTGCATCAACAACCACATCTTCACAGACCAACTATGTAATCGCCACTGCTTCCGCAGCAGGTGCTCAATCATCTTTAATTGGTACGATTGCCAAGTACAACGTTATCGTTGGCGGTGCAATCTCTACCACCGTGACTGTGACGACCGCAGGTTCTGGCTACACCCGTCCTGTTAACTTGTTGTTCTCTGACCCTCCTGCTGGCGGTGTTCGCGCTTCTGGTTATGTGTCAGCATTGTCAAGCGGCGGTATCAGCACTGTTGTTGTGACCAACCAAGGTGCTGGTTACACAACTGCTCCTACCATCACTGTTGTGCCACATCCTTTGGACACATCAGCCACTGGTGCTGTTTTAACCGCCACCATTGACACAACCAATTTCTCTGGTCGTATCACTGCTTTGACATTGGCTGAAGGCGGTTCTGCCTACGCCGCTGTGCCTACCATTTCGTTCTCAGCATCTGCTGGTTCGTCTGGTGCGGCAACAGTTGTGGCTTGCTTGTCTGCAACAGGTATTTCCTCAGTTTCTGGTGGTTCTGCCAACCTGACTGACAACACTGGTGCATTCACCATCCAATCACAAGTCTTGGCAACCAGCAAAACCAATGCTCCTGTCAACCCTGCGATTGAAGGCGGTTTGTTCACACCACGTCCCGGCTACGGCACAATCACCACTTCCTCTGGCGTTGCATCTGCAATGACCATTGTTGACGGTGGTTTGCATGAGTTGGTTGGTTCAACAACTACCTTGACTCGCATTGTTCCTGCTTTCCAATGGACTACCGCCGCGCCTACATCTACTCCAACAGGTACATTGGCACTGGGTGGCAACATTGATACCATCTTGGTAACACCGCTGTGATGAAGGACATCCTTGATCGAGTTATCCAAATTTTGGATAATGGCGGTGCAACACAAGTAACCTTTCAGCCGGGGGATTGGGAAGCACTTGTTGCTTTGGCAAACCCTTCGGTTGAAACAAAAGAACCTGCAAAGGTTGAAGAAACAACAAAGGAATAACCGTGATTTTTGTCCGAAATAACAGCGGGTCGGATTTTCAAGATCGGTATGACGGGGTTGATTATGTATTTCCTGATGGAATACTGGTCGAATGTCCTGTTGAAGCCGCAGTGCATATCTTTGGGTATGGATTGGAAGACAAGACTCAGAACATGATTCGCTTGGGTTGGGCATCCAACTCAACGAATTTCAAGGAAGCGTTTGACAGACTTGACAAGTTCGAGTTCTTGCAAGGGAAGATGATGGTAGCCGAACCTCGACTGCCAGACCAAATTGAACCCCCTGTAGTGAAACCCGAGGACGAGGATGAGGGAACTGATCCAAGTCTTCGGGGAGTAGCTGTCAACCCTCCTGCCAACAATCTTCTCTCTAAAATGGCATCAATGGCAGCATAATTGTGAGTACGAATCATGTCCTTGTTATCGGAATACAGAACAGAATGCAGACGACTTTTGCATGATGCAAACGGTAACTTTTGGACTGACGCAGAACTTAACACTTATATCAATGATGGCAGAAAGAAGCTAGCCGCCGATACCAAGTGCCTTCGTGCCTTGGTAACGGTGTCCTTGCCTACCAATCAAGAAACTTACACAATTACTGGCTCTATACCGACATACGGTGCAAGAGCAATTGATATTTTGAATATCACGGTAATCTGGGGACAGACTCGCATACCTTTGCTTCAAATGTCTTGGACTGAGTTCAACGCCAAGATGAGAGCATGGGTAACCAATCAATCAAGACCAGCGGCAATGTCGCGCTATGGCACGTCTCCCGGCACAATCTATATCCAGCCCATTCCTGACCAGACTTACTCGTCTGAGTGGGATATTTGCTACGTTCCTGTGGATTTGGTGGATGACACGACTGTTGATGAGTTATCTTATCCATTTACTACACCTGTAGCGTATTACGCTTGTTCCAAAGCCAAAGAGAAAGAGCAGAGCTATGGCGAATCGGAACAGTTCTTGAAACAATACAAAGATAAGGCAGTTGAGGCTATCAATCAGGTTTACACCAGACTGATGCCCAATCCGTACAACTAATGCCTAGCCTACCCAAAATACCCGGTGAAGACAGAAAAGAGCACAAAGTCTTTCGGGATTTTGGAGGGATAAACACGCAAGCCAACAGGCAAGGTATTGCTGACACGCAGTTCTCTTGGATTGAGAATGTCATGCCTATTGGTTTTGCCAATGCAAAAGTTGTTCCTGCCCAGACAAGCACCTTGCAAACCCATGTTGCTACGGGTTACTACTACTACCAGTACAACATCAACGGCACGTCATACATCTTTGTTGCAACCACAGGTGGCGCAGCCTATCAAATCCTTGCCACAAGCCCCTACACGATCACAACCATAGCGGCGGCAGGTACGTTTTCTGGTACGTCTACCCAGATTGCTCAGTGGAAAAATGAACGTATTTTGATCATTGACACCAACGGGTACAAGAGTTGGGACGGTACGACATTGACAAGCATAAGTAATGCTGTGTTGTCTGTGACCATCAATCAGCCCGGAACAGGATTTACTGGAAGACCAACTGTGGTGTTTTCCAGTGGTACAGCGGCGGCAACAGCTACGGTTGGAGTGGTTAACGCTACTTTGACAGCGGCAGGAACAGGATATGCGGTCGGTGATGTATTAACCATCAGTGGCGGTACAGCGGGTACAGCGGCACAAATGCGTGTGTCTACTGTCAGTGGTGCAGGTGCAATTACAGCGTTCAGTATTTACCTTTCTGGTGATTACACCGCCATGCCATCCAATCCTGCCTCTTGTACGGGCGGCAGTGGGTCGGCGGCAACATTTACCTTGTACTTTGGTTTGGTGTTAATCACGGTGACCAACGGCGGGTCATACACGACTGCTCCCACAGTTACTTTAAGCGGTGGTGGCGGCAACGGTTATGCTTTGACTGCAAACATCAGTGCTGCACCGTCTAGCGGTACAACGATTGCAACGTATTCAGGTCGTGTTTGGATTGGTAACGGTCGAACATTGAATTATTCTGCGCCAGCGTCTTACACAGATTTCAGCACCATAAGTGCAGGTGGTAACACCATCATTTCTGATGAGACATTGACCAGCAACATCAACCAGTTGCTGACTGCCAACAACTTTTTGTATTTCTTTGGTGATGATTCGGTCAACGTGATTGCTGATGTGCGGGTGTCATCAGGGTCTACGTTGTTCTCAAACACCAACATCTCTGCATCATTGGGTACGACTTTCCCGTATGCGGTTGACCCTTACTATCGTGCCATCTGGTTTATGAACAAATCAGGTGTTTACGCCATGTTTGGCGCAACACCTAAAAAGATGTCTGAGGACTTGGATGGCATATTTGCCTTGATTGACTTCACCAAGCCTGTGTCCGCTGGTACTTGCTACATAAACAACATATTTTGTTTTGCTGTATCGTTTACCTACCAAGACCCTTACACAGGCTCAAGACCTGTTTTGTGCGTTTACTTTGACAAAAAGTGGTTTGTTGCAAGCCAAGGGTCTACCTTGAGATTTATTTGGACGGTCAGCATATCTGGTGTGGACACGTTATTTGGTTCTGATGGACAGAACGTTTACCAGTGTTTTGGCAACACTTCAGGCAATGTGTCTTGGAAGATGGTGTCAAAGCTGTTTGATGACAATGTGCCGTATCAAGACAAGCAAGTCACAAAGTTCGGCGTTGAATGTACTTTGCCAGCAACGGTGTCTCAGTTGACCGCAAGCATGGATTCGGAAAGTCAAAGCCAATCGTATACCTTGGCAACGACTTCGTATGCAACATGGGTAAACAACTCTGGTGCAACGGTGTTGTGGACAAACAACTCCAGTTCAGTGGTGAGTTGGTTAGCTACTGGATATACATGGTTCAGGCAGGATGTGTCCATGATTGGACATTACTACGGCGTAACAGTAACATCAACAACGCCTTCATTTTTGATTCAAGGCATGATGTGGCAGTTTGAGAAACGTTCTCTTTGGGGATCATAATGACAGGCACAACACAAATAACACCGACAAATACATTTGCGTCCCAATCTGGGTCTATACCGCTATCGCAGTTGGACACCAATTTCTCGCAAATTACGTCTTTTTTGAACAACCCTAACAATTACGCCAATTACTTGGTGGATTCGGGTACGGCAAACACTTATGTGGTGACTTTTCCCACTGGTGTGATTCCTGCTTCATACACGGCGGGTTTGTCTGTGGTTATGAAGGTAACCAACTCAAATACAGGCGCATCCACTGTTAACGTCAACGGCTTGGGTGCAAAAAACATTTACAAACAAGGTTCAACAACCGTTACCGCAGGAGATTTGGCGGCAAATGCTGTGGTCTTGTTGGTGTATGACGGTACTCAATTTCAAGTCATTTCTGGCGGTTCTGGTGCGGTTGCTGGTGGTGCTTTGTATGAGAATGCACAGAGCATTTCTACAAGTTACACAATCAACACGGGAAAGAATGCCCATTCTGTTGGCCCTATCACCTTGGCAGCAGGTGTTTCTGTAACAGTTCCATCTGGCTCTCGTTGGGTCATTGCATAAGGATTACATATGAGTTCAGTTGTCATATCAGGCGATACCAGCGGACAGGTAACACTTGCCGCCCCTGCTGTTGCGGGGTCAAACACATTGACATTACCGGCGGCAACTGGAAATGTTTTAGCTTCAACTGCTGTTTCTGCTTCGGTTTCAAGCACTGTGACAAACAAAATTGCCATCAATATCGGTGGAACAACATATTATTTGTTGGCCTCAACTTCGGGAACTTAACCATGTCAATACTTGTTTTAACTTCTGACACGCTGATTGGCACAGCAGCCGCTGGCAATACTGAGTACGATGGCGTGTGTTTCTACCCAACTGCGGATACTACTGGCGGTAGAGCCTTTTCTCCAAATGCACAAATATTTAGGCTAACTGCGAATGGATCAGCAATTGGCGCAACCATTGCAGATTATTTCAGCACATCTAGTTCAATTACTTTGTCTGCTGGCGGTGTTTACGAAATTGAATATTTTTTGTTTTTTACAAAAACGACTGCTGGTACAGTGACTTTTACTTTGACAGCAGCGCAAACGCCTATCAATGTTAATGCATATTATGTTGGCACTCCAGTGGGCGGTGTTGGTACTGTAGGAACGGCGCAAACAGCAGCAATAGTAGCAAGTGCATCAACAACATCAGCACTACCAGCAACAGGTTCATTAACTACTGCTGTCAACCATCAATACTATATCAAGGCAATTGTTCAAGGAAATGCAACTGTTGCAGGTACATTTAAATTACAGGCAACTGAAAGTGCTGGAACAATAACCCCTTTACTTGGTAGTTATTACAAAGTAACAAGAATTCCTGCCGCTAACACTGGCACATTTGCGTAAAGGATAAATCATGACAACTACGATTGACGGATCAGCAGGTGTAACAACCAACAGCGGTGCAATCTATAACGGTATTGCTTCTAGTTCTGTTGTTACTGGCACAACTCAAACAAGTATTGCATTTGAGTCTATCCCATCTTGGGTAAAGCGAATCACCATAATGCTTGCAGGACTTAGCACAAGCAGCACAGGCACACCATTAGTGCAACTTGGCACAGGTTCAACAACCTATACCACTTCTGGATATTTAGGCTCTAATTGGTGGGCTACGAACACAGGCTCAAATCAAATTGCAAATTTTAGTTCTGGCTTTGGCTTAAATATGTCTAACAATACAGCGGCATCTGTATATCATGGAAGCATAAGTTTGATATTAGTAAGCGGAAACACTTGGGTTTGCAATTTTGTGCTTGGTCAATCAAACGCCACTTCAGCTTCAAATGGTGGTGGCTCAATTGCGTTAGCTAGTGCATTAACCGCTGTGCGTTTATACATTGACGGAACGCAGCAATTCGATGCTGGCAGTATAAATATCCTCTATGAATAAGGAAACATCATGATACACAGAACAGTGGTTAATGTCCAAACAGGTGAAGTTACTCAAGTTGAGTACACACCTGAAGAACAAGCTGCATACGATGCGGCAGTGGCGGCTCAACAGCAAGAACAAACTCAACAAGGACAGTGATGGAAACAGAAACCAGAATTGCAGTGCATGAAGCCGTTTGTGCTGAACGCTACATAGCCATTGAGAAGCGTATGCAAAGAACAGAGTATTTGCAATACATCTCAATTGTTTGCATCTTGCTCGGGCCGGGTGTGGCGGGTGAGTTTGTCAAGAAGATAGCGGGGCTGTAAATTGATCCGATCAGTCTTTGTTTACTTGCAGCAGGGCTGGTCAAAAACATCCAGCAAGGCTGTGATCTATACAAGCAAGCTAAAGAATCTTTTGTCCAAGTCAAGCGTACTGTTGATGACGTTGCTGGCATATATAAGGAAGTTACTGGTTTTTGGAGTAACTTTAGTAACTTCTTTGGTTCAAAGCCTAAAGTCAAACCTGTTGCCAAAAGCAAAAAGTCTGAGTTTGTTAGTGTGGACGAGACTTCGGTCAAGGTTGAAATTGTCAAAAACCTCACCGAGTTCTTCAGACTCCAAGAGCAACTTGCCGCACACATAAGAGAAGAAGAAGAAAAGAGCAAGACGGTATACGACCCTGA